GCTCACTTCCATATTATACTGCATAGACCGGTGGAATTCCCTGGAAGTGAAACAGGGAAAAATCGTCGCCAACAGCGGCGCAAAAGAGAACTGGATGAACTTCAGTTTCGAGAGTTCCGGTCAAACCTACCACATTATTGGGGGAGTAGGTATCAGTGTTGTTGTTAGTCCAGGTGGGCGACCACCGGGTGAACTCAAATCTCTTATACGAATAGAACGGAATCTCAATCTCAGAAAGACCAAAATTGATGTGCGCACCACTGCTCCCAATGTAATCATTGTTGGGGACAGTGGAATATCCCCGCGCAGTGTACAAAGTTCTATCCCTATAAGTCGCAATGTGCTTTTGCCTAATAGACCCTCGCCATCCCACGTACCAGTGGAAAACGAACTCAGGAATTGTCATCCCAGCGTTGGATGTGATGGGAGAACGAATAGGGATTTGAGTGAGTGTGGGATACTTCGTAGTGCCAAACCGATCAACGACACGATACCTCTTAAGGAAAGACCGGAGAGATGTCACGGTTTCTCCATGGAATACGTGGGACAAGGGATCAGAAAGTGTGCCTGCAGAAGTACCAATATCTTCAGCCACGTCAGCAGAATCATTGGGTGCCACATCGGGCTGATCGCTACCCAAATCTGTTATATCCCCTTGGGGAATTTCATCACACGCAAAATCTGGCAAACCTTGTGGTAATTCTTTAGTGTCCGTAGAGCGATATGTGAAAGGAGCATTGCCTCCAATTGGATTGGCAAACTCCAAATCATCACCACCACGTACATACCACAAAATCTTCACTGATTCAACCAGCGAAGGGTCGGGGGACGTTAAAGGTGTGAGAACAGAAACAGTGATACTACCATTGAAGTAGTTAGCCTCACCAGCTATTGAAGTTGGTGTAGCGGCACTGTAATGGGTTTGCAATCCGCCAATCTCTGAGAGCTTAACTTGTTGCCATGGTGTAGGACAATGCCAATGAACAGGTATTTCAAAATCGCGAGTTTCAGCGATATCGATGATACGAGTATACGTTGTGTGCGTATTACCGGCAGCAAGGGAAGATGAAGGCTCGTAAGTAATCTGAATCTTGCCTCGATGTAAAGCAGATGCAACAACTGAGAAACGATATACCATCGTACCTCGCCAGTAGCGGAACATAGAAGCCACCGCAGTACAGGGAGGTATAGCAGATCTCGGAGGCGTTGTGGAGAGGTCCAAAGTATGGTAAGTAGGAGTGACTCTAAAATGAAATAAGAGATCTCCAGTATTCTCCGCTTCAGCCCATGGTATATCATAGAGCCAAGTTTCGCGGCCAAGAACATACCGCAGGGACATCTCATCGGTGCCATCAAGGCCCACTGTCCGCGGATCGACTGAAAGCTGGGATTTGGAATCGAGAGCCAAACGCGAAACGACCTCGTGCTCATTGGTAGCGGCAAGCCTACCTGCTGCCAATTCACGAACAGGTCGAGTATTGTCCAAAATCTGTGGTCTGGAAAAACCAAAGGCTGAAGCTATGCCGGCAGTGGTTGAAGCTGCCATCTCAGTGGCCAGTGCATAAGGTCTGATCACAGGGATTTTACTCAGCGAATTGGCGATACGAGCAATGGCAGTGGCTGGTTTTGAAATGAGGCCAGACTTATACTCGTCAGATTCACCTTGGTACGTCTCACCACCGTAATCAAGAACAGTGGGAGCAGCCAGCTCCACATCCTCCATCCAAGCATGGACAATAACATGAGCACTACCGGTAGGTGAATTGGCATGTCGCAATGTCGCAAGATTGATCACGTAGCACTTGCCCATATCTTGCAACATATTGGTGTCAGTGAGACAAATCCAATTGTACGGGGAGAAAAATGGCAAGACCATCTCCCCGCCGGTAGACGTAGTGGCATCCAATTCAATGTGCGGGAACTGACTCACACATGTTTTGTGGACACGCTGGATGGGGTTGCCGTAATTGAAGTTATTCCTATCAGCCCATGGTTCATACCCTATGAGATTACGTCCAAATAGGAGGGGGTTTCCTGTCACCATTGCGCGCAAGTGCAGTTTGCCACGCACAAAGCGGTAGCCTTCGGCACGAGCACGAATTGCGGTTGTCTCAAGGAATTCCTTCCAAGGATAAAATGTCAAATTGGTCTGCGATGCAGTGTCCCATGCATACTCAAAAATCTTAACAGGTCGGGACAGGAAGTCAGCCAAGGGAACATCAGTGGTGCTCCCATGGGAAAAGGTAGTTTCATATGATGAAGAAACTTCAGTCTTGACGCCAGGGGATGCGTCAGTAAAAGAGACTGTTTGAATGGTCAACTGTTTATCGGCCGTTGACGCAGAATGTATAGCCGAATTGATTGTATTATTAGTGCCACAACTATGTACGTTCACCCACGCCGTGGCGAGCGGGGGCTTCGAGGTGAGAGAGTGCTGTATACAGCTATATGTGCAAGCATTAACAAAGAGTCTCTCTCAAACTCTATCATCAGGTATCCAATACACATACAGGGGTTTTGGTTTATTTACAAATGTACGACCCCATCGCACAGAGGGATGCATATTATTCTGCCTTGCCCACAGGCGAGTCCAAAAATTCTGACTGCAATGATTGTAACAGCTCCAAGTAGGGGGTATCTACGACGAGACTCAGATGACGTAAGTTGTTGCGTGTGAGTATCTCGTCCATGAGCTGGCGTCGCTGTTCATAGACCTCGCGTCCATAGTAGACCCATTCTCTCAGGGCACCATCAACATTTTGGACCGTTGCAAAATTAACATCCCATTCACCTTTTCCACGCAACACGCAGACAAGGGATTTAAGAATAGAAGCTTCTTTTAATCGGCCCACCCGGTATGGAAGTTCCGGGAGTTTAATGGAAAACCTCTGAAGGAAAACCAACGCGTCCAAAGATTCTACAAATGGAGCACCTTCAGCCTCTTTAATTCCAGGCGTTATTTTCACTTGGAAAAATTTGAGGTATTCCTGCATGGAGAGAAAATTGAAATTCAATCTTTCTGGTGATACACTATTAATGAAGTCATCACCATAATTTCCATGCTTAACATACTGTCGGAACTCACCAATCTCAGCGTTCGGATATGCATGTTTGTAGGCACAGCGATTGAGTAGACTGTTGCTAATCCCATTAACGTTGACAGTCACTGGGACACCACTGGGGGTAGAACCTGGAAGCAACCATACTTCCTTCTTGTAAGCAGCCAAAGGTAAACAAAACTCTACAGCGATGCAATTCATTATGTACAAATCATGACTAGAATAATTGCCTAAAGTGGCAATCTGCATCATACACCAATAAGATGCCATGTTGATGTTGGCATTCATGGAAACATCGTATTTGGAATAATCACCATCAAATACATGCTCAAAAGTGGAGAAACGGGCCCACAAATCCTCCCAGTGAGGGGAGGTGGCGTTGAGCCCAACACAACACTCACTCCAACCCGGCAACATTTGCATAATGCGCAAGACGGGAGTGTAATACTTGCGGCATAAAATGATTGCCGCAATTTCTCCAACCATAAACAAACGCACCTTCTCCTTAGTCGCTGGAGTAGGTTCATCTTTTGGTGTGGCAATGAAAAGGAAAGGGACCCGTACCCCAGCTTCAAACTGCTTCAAAGCATGAGCAACTTGGTCCCACACTTCCTGTAGAAAAGCGTAGCGTTCAAAACCAGTCAAAGTGTCTAAGTACGAATTGATCCATTGTCTTTTAGACCCAGGAAAACCTGGACCCGCAGACGTGGATTTGTTCATGGCATCAATGAATTTAACACCGTCTATCCCATTCAGAACTTCGTCCCATGTCAACGGTCTCAGATATTTTCTTAGACCACTAGGTAAACGATGTTGCTTAAAGATGTAGAGCCAATCCTTGACTGCCCATTCCAGATGTTCACGAGGGACTCCTGGAGTAGAACGTAGAGCATGTGCAGCACCGCGTCCCCACATCCACTTTCCAAATCGTGGACCGCCATAGTCCGGGAGATCGGGGAAAGCGTCATAGATGTCGTCTTTGATAGCCGTGGGGACAACCGAAGTTTTATAAAAGGCTGCAGTATCACGTCTCCCAATATATTGGGCACCTTGGAATATCTCATCAGGTGCTGGCTCAATGAGACTGACCAAATCTAGAGGTTCAGGAGGAAGACCAGGAAAACCTTGTTTCGTCTCCTCGGGCGCCAGGTCATCATACATCGTGACGTTTGGTATGGAAGGGGTAGACGGATAACCATCCTTGTTCTCACCAAGCCACTCAGCTTGGTCGGCCAAGTTGCCATCTTGAAGTTGGGAAGGAATAACCTGCTGCTGCTGATTGATCACAACATGATGGTCATCTGGGTCTATACTGTTCGAAAGAATAACGCCAACTTGAGAAACGTAATAGGTATCCACTGCAACAAAATCGTCAGCACTTGGACATGCAGAGAAACCGTACGTTAAATCAGTGGTAAGGCCTGCATAATGGACCCCTAACAAACATTTGTCGTCAGGAGAGATGTACACGCCTCCACACATCCCCACGCGAGTTTCAAAAGGAAATTTCCATTTAATTCGCGATTGGCAATTGGCATCTGGATTGCGCACACCTGTAACAGGAACGGGTTTGCTGAGTCTTCCATTCTCCAAACGCATCATGAAGTTCGCCTTCAAAATGCCAGGGTTGGTGTTGAAGAAGGTGCGCTTGGCTGCAAAAGAGGAAAAAGTTATCCGAGCAGTACACAAACGACCACAATTCATGGGAATGAAATCTCCCTTGGAAACGGTGATCTCACGACGCGCATGCGGGGATTCATTAGCAACTAACAACCATTGTTGAGTGTATGAGGCCTTATCAGCAACGCACATTATTGCAAGATTTGTGTCGTAGAAGTAAGCATTGCAATGATAACTCCATTCGTCGAGTTCGTTCTTGCGAAAAACCGCCACTGAGCCTTTGTTCACCTTGGAGATAAACTGGGCAGAAGTCATACCATTTGGAGGTTTATATGTTGCACGTTTCTTAATGACCATCTGTTGCCAAGGACTGATTTCCTTCTCACGAGCTTCGATAGCATCCGAGGTGACAGACATAAAGCCTTGTTTGGCTTCCGAAGGTGTCAAACCCTTCGATTTCTGTGAATCCACTCTGGAAGCAGCAACAACACTTGGGGGATTGAAAGAGGAAGAAATAAGATTGTTTTCATCCATCGTCAGTACTGAGGCCCCAGAACTCACAGGAGGAAGTTCAACAGGGGCGCCCCATGTGTTAACAGCGCCCGAAGGCATTGGGCTTGCGCAACTTTGTGATTGCTCTCGTGTGTACTCAACACACAATGGCATGTCATCAGGAGCATCACGTGGCTCATCAACAAAGAACTCCTTATAAAGATAATTTATACCGGAGTACGTGGCATAGGCAGCCAAAGCTCCGGAAACACACTTCAACAGGAGTTTGAAAGGTTCAGACATAGCAGCGTAATGACTATCACGAAGATGGCCCATCAGGTCACGCCTCTCAGAAAGGATAGCGTGCGCACAGGTTCTATAATAATTGTCAAGATATGAAAATCTACAATAGATATAAATAAATACAGGTACAACAAATAATAGCACACCAATGAAAGAGAAAAAGAATACAGAAACAATAGATATTATGCACAAGAAACACCTGGTTCGGAAGTACCAGACTGCTAACAAGCGAATGTCCTCTCGCAGAGCATCATCCTGCAACTGGTTGGCACAATGAACAACTATATCGGAATTCCACCAGGATTCGGGAATCCAATACCACCATTGAATTGAAGGAGAGGTCATCGAAAAAGACAAAAGCTCCTGAGTTAAATTACTAGATGTGGCGTGCCACCACAAAGGATTGCTAGCATTGCGAGCAAAAGAAAACAGCATTGGTTCAGGTGTGGGGAGAACAAAATTCTTCACTCCGTGCTTTACTCCATGAAACACTGCATCGGCAAAGAAGCCTTGGATTTGTTCGTCGTCATCAAAGACGGATCGCGGATCCATAAGCTCTTCAACGGAAAGACCTAGATCGTCCGCCGTACGAGAGAACATACCAGCATCCAACCAATGGGGATGAGGTTTCACGAAAGAATCAAGGTCGTCAGAGATGATATCATCATCATCTTCGGCAGAATCTTCCGGAATAGGAGTGAGCACCATGTTATGTACATCAGGGGTTTCAGTGCCACCCTGTTGCTCTTCAGGCTTCGGACAAATGCAACAAATGCGATTACATGTGGTGCACATGGAAAAATTAGTGCCTTTGATGCGAGCGACATGTTCTTTCTGGTCCGCGATGTGATTCGCCATGATGCGCTCCATCCAATAGTAATATTCAGCAACATTCAAATTGGACAACGTAATTGTAGCGCCAGTCGTTGCATCAGAAACTGTAGCAACTCTGTGAGGGCCACCATCTGAGATACAAATATCAAACCGAGATACGTCGTCATATTTGATGCCACCAAATTCAACCTGTGCCGGAGGTGACAAACGAACTTTGGAACCATTCACACCCCCCTCAACATTGGAATATTCAGGGCGAGTGTGCATTCGCGTGAGAACATAGCGTTGCCAAATAGCAGGCAGCGAACTTGCGAACACCGAAGCATTCATATGGTCGGTGTTGGTGGTGCCGAAAACGGCACCTAGCTCAGGCATCACACGACCTTTGAGCTCAGCCTCTGCTTTAACGGCGACAAAACGCATGTTATTAACGCTTTGAATGATGCCAACAATACCCATGGCTTTATCGTACTTGGGTTTGTTGGCTGCAACATCGTCATAGACCAGGTAAACAGTATGGTTGTGAACTTGAGAGTGGTATTCATCTCCGGAGACCATGTTGGCCACTTTCTCCTCAGAGAAAGTGATTCCGTAAACCACTGAATGAATCTTGATTAGATCCTTTGTAATACGAGTCTTCCCACATCGCGGGGGTCCAACTGTTATATTGGCGAACGGTTGAGCGACCACATCACCAGCTTTTACGCAGGATATGAGTTGAAAACGCCAAGATTCCAACAGTTGGACTCGATCACTGAGGATCTTACGGTGAATAGATCGAGCGGGAGCGCAATTACGCGCTTCTCTAAATGCCGAAGTGCAACGCTCAATCTTCCAAACAAGTTCACTCCATTTGTTTCCAACGGAGCCAAGTTCACCTTGTAGAGCGCGAGGAACCGAATCTTGAATTTCCTCGAATAGCTCATCAAGTTTGTTCACCATATGTTTTTCAAAGAAGAACGGAAGAAAATTCCCCACTTCCCATGAAGCAACTGCAGCTTCCACAAAATATTCAGTGGCATTCATTATACCATCAATGATGCTAAAAGCGTCAGTATATCTGTCCTGATGAACGATCTGGAAGATTTTAACAGTACCTAATTCCAGAGTGCCCCATTTTTCGGGGGCAAAGCCAGTGGCAATACCAATGGCAAGCAAATTGCTAACATGTTTCCAAATTGGAGAATCACGAAGATTTTTCCAATTGCGAACAGTCCAACGAAATGCTTGGAGGGGTGTCATTTTATGATCGACACGAAGATCGCGTACTGTGTTGGACACAGCGGATGAAAAAGCAGTTTCGTCATTGGCGCTTCTACCTGTGGTAAATAAACTAGCAATCTTACCAACCACCGAACTAGCGATGGAAGCATCTGCAGATTGTGGTTTTTCATCACTACACAGGGAGCTAACCATTTTCTCAACTTCTTCTCGGTATAGACTAGGCACAGTTGGACTGTGCAATCGTCTCGAACCGTGTGGGAGAATTAATACACGTCTATGGTGCATGTCAAGGACTTCAGTACGAACATGAAAATGTCCGTGAGAAGAAGAAAGGACTCGCACCACATGGATAGGTTCATAGGAATATGCACCAGACCAAGCAGAACCTGTAGAAATCACGTCGACAATACGTTCATTGACCATTTGGCCAGAAGCTAGCATGTTGTCAACATAGCTTCGAGCCGTCAAGGAAGTAAACGGACAATCTAGTGAGGTTTCACCCAATTCGGGAAGAAGGAGATTCGGTTTCATATCAACGACAGAAACGTATGGATTCGTATTGAATGTGTTTTGAGAAAAAGGAAATGATGCGTTGAATTGGTTCGTAATTATTTGCTGTGCGACGGGACAGGGGGTATTAACCCCTGCCCCTCCGGATCTTGCTATTAACACCCAAAGGTGCTGGATACTTTGATAACGCGGTGGGCTTCAAGCTTTACACCTCAAAACCGCTCATCACTGGATGCTCCCAGCCACAATGCCATAGCAGGTTTACGAGACCAGACATTGGGATCAAAAGAGCACTGGCGTCATATATATAGAGAGTAACAATTCGTCGTTTATAAGTCAGGTTCCCACTACCTGCTGAGAGTGAATTGGCTGTCTCAATCAGCCAACCCAACCTTTCCATAAAAACGCATCGGAAAGGGGATCGTTGAATTGATTGTGCAGACTATATATACGAACGCACCAGTTGGGGGGATTTCCACCCCATCGTGCCAAAAAGGCACCCTTGCTATAACTAATAGCTATTGAATCATTTGAGAAATGATCAAAACAACCAGGACTTTTCGGAGTCCCGTCAGAACCGTCCATGTGGGGGTACAATACCAATCACATGGAAAATTTTTCCTGAGCGTCCTCTCAGGCGGGTTCGACATCGATTATGCCTATTAACTCTATCAGACTTATGATTGAGTAGTATCGACGGTGGTACACACCGAAGGTTTGTCTCCTTTCTAAAGGGGTATTCCCTAGAGAAAGACACGGACTAGCTGAACGCAGCAATACCGTCGTTTCGGATTTTCACAAATATATAAATATACAAGCAGAACTAACTGCAAAACTAATTTTTATTTGTTTTTAAAGAATATTGGTGTTGTCAAAAGACAACTAAAACATAGA